TCTGTTTATTTAAGCGGTGGCAATAACTTTGGTGGTAAAATTAAAGGACATCGTGACGGACGTTGTTTAATGCACTTTGATACAGAGCAAGGACACTGGCACGCTCAACGAGTTTTTAAGCGTGTTCAAGATATGAGTGCAACCAAAGAAGTAGGTTGTTATCATACATATGCACTTAGGACAATAGGGTATAAAGAACGAATACAATTTATAGAACACTGCTTAGAACAAAACAAAGGAAAAAACGGTTTAGTTATTATAGACGGAATTGCGGATTTAGTTAGTGACGTTAATAATTTAGAAGAATCAAATTTATGTGTTCAAAAAATAATGCAACTATCTGCAAAATACGATTGCCATATAGTTACGGTCATACATAGTAATTATGGAAGCGACAAACCGACAGGACACTTAGGCTCGTTCCTTGAAAAAAAGACAGAAAACCAAATACAACTTGAAATAAACACAGTAAATAAAGAATGGATAACAGTAAGCTGCAAACGAAGTAGAGGTTATGCTTTTGATACGTTTAGCTTTAGTATTAATGAGTTTGGATTGCCTTTTGTGGTTGGCGAAATATATGACCCATTAGAATACTTTGTACCTAGAACACTAACGCCTAATAAACCAAACGAACAAGTTAGAGCAAATTTTAATAATTAAATAAATGACACCAATCTTAGAACTAGCATATAAAAAGCATAGTGACTGGAATAACATAGTAAAGAGTTTCGGCTGCAATCCATCAATGAGTGAGGATGTAGTGATGGAAATGTATATACAGCTTGATGCTGATGTTAAAAAAGGCTTAGACCTTTATTATAAAGAACAGATAAACCATTACTATTGCTATAAAGTTCTAAGGGGTATTTACACAAATTTATATAAGTCAAGCCTAAGACAAAAGAAAGTATATTTAGAAGATATAAACGAACTTAAAGAAATACAAGAAAGCGGTATTAATGAGGTTGAATGGGCTGAGCAGCGTAATAAAATTGATAATATTTTAAATGACCTACATTGGTACGATAAAAAAGTATTTGAGATAGTGGCTAAGGGCGTGAGCGTTGCAGAGTTAAGCAGGAACACAAAGATTAGTTATTATTCACTTTACAATACATATACAATTACAAAAAAACATATAAAAAACAAGTTATGAGTTTAATTAGAAACAGTAAGCAAGTCCGACAAAGTATTGACTTTACAGGTATTGAAAGCGGTAAAATACATCCTACTGATATAGATGTAGTTTTAGAATTTGATAATGAGGTTCTTATTTTAATGGAAGTTAAACGCAAAGGTAATAAAATACCAACAGGACAAAGACTAGTTTTAGAGAGAATCGCAAACTCTTGGCATACTAAAAAAGTGGTTGTTTTATTTGTTACACATAATTTTAAAAATGACGATAACGATATACCTTTAAGCGGTTGTAATGTAGAAAGTATTTACATAGATAAACAATGGAAGAACGCTAAAACAGAAATTACACTTAAAGACACTTTAATAGGGTTTAGTAAAAAATGGAACATTAAAAAATTTAACTTATGAAACTAGGAGATTTAGTTTATTATATTACTTACTACACTGGCATTCATTGGCTAGTTAAAAAAATATGGGGTGACGATTGCGGTTGCGACCAAAGGCGTGATTATTGGAACGATATAAATATAGACTTATGAGAATAGAAGACCAAGACGCTTGGGTTGATTTTAAAGCAAATGTAACCACAAAGCTATCAAAAGAACAGTACAGGCTTTTATGTACGCTGCACGCTCGTTACTTAAACCACGCCTATCACGAACCTTGTAGTTGCAAACCTAAAATTTTAGTAATGTGGATAAAAGATTTAGATAATATATATAATAAAATAAAATGATTGAAAAAATACATAACTGGGAAAAAGCCGTTGTAACGCTTTTAAATTTAGATGGGTGGAACTTAACCCATACAGGCAAAGGGAATGAAAGCTGGGACGCCGTAGGAACAACGCCAAAAGGAATCCCTTGCATTATCGAAATGAAATTTAGAAATAAATACTATGATACTAAAATACTAGAAAAATTCAAACACGATAAGCTAATAGAAACAGGTAAGGTCGCACTTTACCTAGTGAACGACCCTAAAGGCAATTATATGTTTTGGCTTAACAACTTAAAAGACTTAAAGACTAAAGATATTTATTGTCCTGATACTACACTTTGGACTAAGAAAAAGGTTTTAAAGCCTTGTTATCTGTTGGAAGAAAAAGACGCTGCAATAATTAACTTAAATGAAGAACTAGAAATTGGAATATGGGATAGCTATTTTGATATAAAAGAAAAAATAAATAAAAAAAATAGTTAATTAATTTGTTTATAATTAAAATAAAGTTGTATATTGCGGTATATTAATAAAACAAAACATTATGAAAACGAAATACAGCAACTTACACGACATTAACACTTTTATGAGTACAAAAGACAACGAAACTTATTTTAGTGGAATGGATGAATATGGTGAACCTAAAACAATAGTATTTAACACTATTGAGTTATTAGAATGGTTAGACGTTGACTATATGAAAAAACAAACAATCGAATATATTAAAAATCTATAATTATGAAAAAGACAAAAACAGGATTGCACATTGAAACTAGAAAGAATCGTATTGAGGTTTACACTAAAAAAGATTTA